CTGGAGTGGAACGGTGGGAGCCATATCAGGAAACAGGAACAATTCTCCTTCATTGTCTAGGATAACTTCACCTGTCAAATCATTAACATAGAGGTCTACGATGTCCTGGACGAAGCGTATATCTTGATCCCAAAATGTATAAATGGCCCTCCCACCTTCTATAGAGACGCCATTGCTTATACGTTCCAGAAGTTCATAATCTCCACCGTCTTTTACGCGAGCGTCCCAATGCATGAGAGATTCTGCATGGGTTTTATTTTCTCTTCCCGTTGCATTAACCCCTTTGATTTTTACAGCAGGGTCATTGCCAAATACGCTGGCCATCATACGGGCTTGAGTAGGGAATGTCGCTATCATCATAGTGGGAAGCCGAAGATTTGCCGCACCCTCGAACGGTTCAGTCTTTGGAACAGGCTTCATTATAAATCGTTCGATGATGTCGGCCCGTCGCTCGCGCCATTCTCCCCATGCTTTCCAGTCTCGGTCAAAGTCATCGCCCACCATCTCTGCAATGGCTTTTCGGACGGATTTTATCAGTTCGGGTTTTCGAGGCGCAAGTCGCGCATCTAAAGGAATTTCATCGGCATCACGCAAGGTTTCTAGCGTGGTGGGTTCCGGGGGCGTATCGACGCCTTTTAGGTCAAGGTCTTGGGGCATTAGCCTGCCTCTACTGGCGGCCATGGGTTAATTTTTTTGACACCAACCTTGGCTTGGTGCTCCAGATAATGAATGCGGCAAAAGTCTATGTTACTTCCCATGGAGAATCGGTGTTCAAAGCAGAGCAGAAGGTCGCAAGTTTTTCCATCACCTATGGGATAATCGCAAAGATTGTCTGCCAAGTACCAACAATCGGGATGGTCGCAATTCGGCTCCGGCTTCCCTGCCCCACAAGCAAATCGTAGACCATCTTCTTTTCCAAAGAGCATCCTGTCGCCTTCCCGAATAACCTTTTCCTTGAAAAATGGGTCAACGAGCTCAGAGTATAGGATTGGCTTAGACCAATAGACTGTACAACCCATCTTACCTCCCCACAAGCGGTCTCTGGATGTGCTGTTTCCTTGTCCTAGCTTTTACTGCGGCAGCGGTCTTGCGAGCGAAAGCTTCAGGGTTCATGCCCGTCCCGCTTCCTTTCCGCCCACGACCTGGGAACTTTTTCTTGGTGTGACGCTTTAACGGTGTCCCGCCGTAATTTCCGTGAATCGACATTGTGTTCCTCCCTAATTCCAAAGAAATTGGCCCATGCGGGGCCAAAGTCGTGTGTTGCCAAAAACACGGAACGCCAAATTATAGATAAACCAACGTATCGGTCTGCTCATGATAACCTCCTTTTTATCGAGTTTTCTTGCCCCGCGACACTTTGGTTTTACCAGAACCGTGCTGTGGGCCTGGGCCTTTAGGCTTTGAGCCACCAACACCACGGGTCGCTTCGCCTTTCAATGCTTTCTTGCCAGCCCCCGTGATGGGGTCTTTGACAAGGTTCTGCATTAGGCGTGGGCTTGGCTTCGAGCCCTCCTTGGCTGTGCTGTGTAGACCCTGGAATCTATGGCCGGGGTCTTTGGCTGGTCTTTGAAAATCTTTGTTTTTGTCTTTTCCAGTGCTCATGTCTCATCCTCCCTTTTCTGTTCGGAGATGTCATCTCCTATGAGTTTCAACATCCCTAAAAACAACAGGGAACTCAGGTCCGAATGCTCAAAAAGCATCTTCGTGTCTTCCTCTTTCCAAACAACTAAAATCTGCTCTATCTTGCCCCTTTTTTCATTCAGCAAATCCAGAACCCTTGTAACCTTGTTTGCCGTACCGCCAAGATTTACCAGTTCAGCTGTCATTTCCTTCTTCTTCGTGCTTTAGATGCTTGGATTGCCCTTTCTTGGGCGTGTGCCCCCTTCTTCGTCTTGGGCTTTTTGCTCAGGGGCCTACCAGTTTTCTTGCTGTGTACCTTGTAGCCCCCTTTTACTCTCTTAACGACCACGCTTAATCATCTCATGCTTAATTAACTCTATTGCCCCGACAATTTGAGTTCTTGACCAGTCACCAGCGATGCTTATTCTAAAATCTCCGCTACTTTTTTTGTGTTCAAATAATATCGCAAGCCCTATCTCAGCAACCTCTTCATCGGTTTGCTGCAAAATGTCACTAATCTCCCTATGGGCGTGTGACAAAATAACTTTCGGCTCAATATTTCCGTCCTTGCCCTTAATAACTTCAAACTGGCCGTAGTTTAGTTTTGGTTTCATTGCTAATACCCCGACGGATTCGCAACAGGATTTTTATAAGCAATCGTTACTGTATCTTTCCGCGATGGGTCTCGATAACGGGGCCGACGACTCACCACATACCTTACGATGTCGGGAAAGTCATCAAATTTCTTCATCATCTCTCCCTTGTCATCGTACTGCCATCGCTTCAACTGGTGAATACACCCAAACCTGCCCCTATTGGTCTCAATCGTCTCTCCCAAGCTGCGGAAAAACATCATTTTGGGCTCATATCGTTTGGTCCGCACGTTGAATTCCGGTCTGAGATATTCACGAACGACCTTTAGCCCAGATTCCTTCGCTCCAGGCCTGGAATCGGAACCAATGGTGAGAATGCCTGCGTCTCTGAATTGTTTCTCGAACGACTCCACAAAGGCATCGCTACGGACACCTCTCATATCCCATCCTCCGGCCCTGGCATCCATCACGGTAAAGGCAGGTTTACGGTATCGGAGCTTTGCCCTCGTCTCATGGATAATGTCTCCCATCTCTGGAACTGTTGTGCCTTCCATAACCAATTGCTTTGCCCAAAACAACCTGTCTTCCCTGTCGAGAAAGCCAAAGAGCATGCATGTAGGTTTTTTATCGTGAGGGTCAAGCCCTTCAACCCACATGGCATCTCGTGGCGGGGTAAAATCATCGACGATGTGCTCGATGCGCTGGCCTTCCCACATCATATTGTCAAATTCCTTGAGCACAAGTCCTTCGAGGTGCTTCCATTTGCCAAAGATTCGTGCTTCACGCTCGTCGGGTGTTAATCGCTTAATATATTCCATGATGTCTTCAAGCGATAGAATGCCTGCGTGAATTTCACCCGTATGCTCGCTTACAAAATCACTCCCTTTCCAGTTGTCCTTTATGATCCCCCGGAAAAGTTGCGTCTCATCGTCCTCGTCAGCCCGCAGCACTATTTCATCATATATCCAAGGTTCTTTGAGAGGCGTATAGGCCATCCAAGACCATCCCCCCTTAGCAATCTTGCCCCGTTCGTTTCCAATGAAGACATCCCTTGGGGGCGGTTCGTTATACATGCACCAGTCCCAATCAACACCCTCGAATTTGGCTGGGTCTTGGTCGTAGCTCATAAGATGAATGATGGAGCCGTTATTGAAAAAAATCTGTGAATAGTATCCAGCCTGATTTTTTTTAAACCAACGTTCAGCGCCGGGCATCTCTCCAACAGGTCTCCACTGTTTCAGCAAATCAACGATATTCTGCTGAATACCCGTAGGAAAATCCTCAGCGATGATCCTCCCTGTATTGGGAACTCTAACAGGAATGCGATATTGAGGATGGTCTTCTGGTAGCCACGATCTAAACCCGCGAGAAAATGACAATCCCTCAACTAGGGCAGCGCAGGATTTGCCCACCTTGTTACCAGCTTCAAAAACCCTCAATTTGGGAATTGAACCTTTGGGTGTAACGGAATGATGAAAAGGTTCTTGAGCACGATTAGCCCTATAGTACCGTATGGGGTCCAAGGCTCTGTCGTGGTCGTCATCGAGGAGTCGCTGCCCTTTGTCATCAGCCTCTAACGTGCCTGAGATGCCTATGGAGGCAAGAAGAGATTCTAGCTCTTCAGGCGAAAGAGAAGAAATATCTTTTTCTGTTAGGCTGGATGGGACACTCATGCACTGCCCCCAATTTTCTCCAGGGCGTTCATACGCTCCCAATGCTCCCGAAGGCGCTCTTGGGGCGTCTTCTCCAACTCAACCCCACCCTCTTCGCTATTGCCACAACCACACCACCAAATGTAAGGGTATTTTTTAGGATCATAGGGTGAGGAAAAACCCGTATGTTCTTTAACCATCCAAGAATCGCACTTAGAACATCGGCGTTCTTTCTCATCCGCGTTCATTATCATTATTTCAGCGTTCTCTCTCATCGTTGTCTTTTATATCATGAAGCATAGAGATGAACTCCGTCCTGGATTTGCGATGCGTTCCCAATGGACCGACCGCACCGAAAACGCCTTCTTCCATGGTTGCTAAATCGATCTTGCAGGAATCCACGATTTCTCCCTCTTTAATCTGAATGGCGCTAAATTCGCTGCAATGTTCGCATGAATTCTTGAGGGCCAAAATGCAATCTTCCAAAGAAACCCTTGTCTGATAAGTTAGAATGGCTAGTGTGTTGTTCCCCAGAATCTTGGTTTGCGAATAGGCTTCCTTGCCGCAGTATTCACATTCATAAAGAATTGTGTCATACATTCCCACAATAAACCTCCTATGGATTATCTCTCATCGACCCGCCGCATAAGTAACAACCCCACTATAAGTAACAGAACGGCACTTCTTACACAACCGATTCGCCGTACCCCAACTCTCGAACGACCGCTCGCAATTCAAACAAGCCCGTGTCGTGTAAACAGCCTCTTCCTCCAAAACCACATGATGCGAACGCTCGTATGGGCTAGCCATCATTAATCACTCTGTCCCGGTTTTAGTATCTTCTAATGTAGTTGTTTTTATTATTGCTTTTATAGGAATTGTCAAATCTCCGCAACCCTGAATAATTATATTCCCGTTCTCCTCGCCACCAATGTGGGGAACGAGAACCTTGCAATCTTTTGTTTCCTTCAACAACCACCCAACAGAACGACAATAGAGGGGTTCCGCTGTTTCCTCAAGCTCATCCATTGATTTCCACCCCCTCCCCGCATGAGAATCAATCCATTCGATGAGTACAAGCTTCATTCAAAAGCCCTTCCCAAAAACTGCGTGAAAAATCCCGTTTATGGTCGGCGCGACTGGACTTGAACCAGTGACCCCCTGCCCCCAAAGCAGGTACGCTTGCCTGCTGCGCTACGCGCCGTAATTAGTAGGATGCTCCAGCCCCACTGCTATCGTGGGTCAATCGGTTCACATGTCCGCGGCGAAGGAGCCGAGAGCCCGAGGCTGGAACACCCCGAAAAAGATGAAAAGGGGCAGACCTTAGCCACAGTACCGTTTGCGTATGCCTGCCCAATGGCTCCAAATGTGACATAGCCTACCCCTAGATTTCCCGCAGCACTTTCGTTTGCTCTGCCTCGGTAACATCAATCCCTTCTCGCGCCCTCGTTTGAACCCAGGTCTGAATGACCGCGTAGGCACACCCAGCACAAAACTTAATATAGGAAAATCCAACAATGTTCCCACTAGGGTCAACTGCACGAACCTCTACGGTGGGCTCAACTTCCTCGATAAATTCATTACAAAAATAACATAACCAACCTTTCATTGGTCATCTCCCGTATCAATATCAACGGTAATGCCAGCAATCATGTAAGCCTCAGTTAGCTTCATCATCACCGCTTGAACCTCGTTGCCTTCTATCCTCGCTTCGTGTCAATGCCAACAAGGACCAGCAGAGACAAGGAGTCTTGTCGGACCATACTCGTCATCTTCATCTGGTGGCAAAAACGCCGTTATCATCGCACCACGACGAAGCAAAACTTCCTCCAACATGTCCATGAATGGATGAGAACCACCACAATCATCGCTGCGTTCACTCTTCGCGTGTGGCATAGACTACCCCAAATCCTCTCAAGAAAAACTAAGAAAAATAAAAAACCCCGTCAGGGTTAGAGGTAACTGTTTTCCCTGCCCCACTCCAACCATGCCCTTCTCATCTCCGGCACATTACCACGATGCTCTTCTAAAATGGGATTCTCGCCAGTTAGTGCTGCAAGGGCCACAAACCAATGATGCGCTTCCTTTTCTAGTTCATCCAATATGAATGGAATTGCCAAATCGCCCATAGCAATTATTGATAAATGGGCCGGATGAGCAACCATCTGTTGTACAGAGGACATACAGAGCGTGTCTTCATACCACTCATTTGCTAAACGTAGAAACCTATATGAAAGTTCGTTGGTCACCTAAAATCCTATCCGAGAAAAAAATCGCACGTTACGCATACTATATTCCCATTTTAGGCCGCGTGGGGGGTCCCCCCTGGGGTCGCTTCCCAGTCGGTTCCATGGTGGTCATGGGGCCGGGCTCAAGCCCCCCCTGAACGCCCTTGGACCCATTAAACAATCCAGGCACAAGTGCGGGGCCTCCAACGAGGCCAAGGGCTCGAACCCCTTGCAAGCGCCCCATGATCTACCCTGCCCGAATGTCCCGGGACCAACCCCTTTTATGGCAGGATGGCGCCTATCATCTACAACACCCCTCCCATACCGCGGGGGTTTCACGGACGGCGCCACATGCCATTCTGTCCCACCATTCAGCCCTTTTAGTGCTAAATTCGTTTGATTCTGATGATCTAAGGCAATTGCCATCCTGTCTGCCTGTAAACCCTTGATAATGAAGCGAGTTGACATAATAATGGTTATCGGAAGCTATATAAACCTATATAAATCAAGACATTCTGTCCA